TTTCTTATGTGGAAGCGCAGGTTGGTTTTCATCGCGGAACTGCTACTCCTTTTAATGTTTCTGACGATGGTACTTGCAGGCTTTTGGCAATTTGCCTGTATCGTTCGATGAAAAACCGTATAGATTTTTTTGCAAAACGAAAATTTTTCGTACTTTGTATGTCGAATATTAATTTTAATCAGCGCCGTAAGCCCTCTCTCCCTCGTTATTTTCGGGATAAGCTTTTTACAAAGTTTGAGCGTGAGTTGCTTTTTCGGCGTTATTTAGATGATGAGTGTCGAGAACTCTCAGAACTTTCTGCAGAAGATCGCAGAAATCGTGAAATTCAATTTGAAGAGCGGGAACGTATGGCAAAGGATTCTTACCTTCGTTCTCTTAGCAAGCACGGTGGCACTGTTTTGTATGCAATGCACTGTCGTGAAGAAATCCAGCAATGTGGAGATCAAGCAGGATGCGAAGACCTCGGTTTTGGACTCGGCCAGTTTGAATCTCCTGAATGGCTCCCGTAGTGAGTAGTTGAGTTATGGCTCTTGATTGGTCTAATATTATCACTGGTGGTATTGCTGCTATTGGTAATGCTATTACAGGCGGTGCGTCTGCTCGTAAGCAGTATCAGTATCAATCTAAGTTGATGGATAAGCAAAATTCTTTTGCTTTGAAGATGTATGATATTGATAATGCCTACAATACTCCTGTTATGCAACGTGCTCGTCTTGAGGCCGCGAATTTGAATCCGGATTTAATGTACGGTTCCGGAGGTGTTTCTAATGTTTCCGGAGGTGCTCCCGGTTCTGCTTCCGGTCAGGCTCCTCAGGTTGATTATGGTAAGCCTTCTGAGGTTATGTCGAATGTTATGCAGTATGCTTTGGTTAATGCTCAGGCAGATAAACTGAATCAGGAGTCTCAGCTTCTTGCCGAACGTGCTGAATCCGAAGCTACTTCTCGCGAGTTGATGAAGGCTAACGCTCGTTTGGCCGCTTCTCGTTCTCTTGGTCAGGATATTGATAATCGTTTTGCCGCGGATCGTCATTGGCTTGAGAATGAAGCTTTGGAGTATAACAACTCTCTCAAAAAGATGGATTTGCAGTCTTACCAGTATCGTCTTGATCTTGAGGCCCGTAGGGTTGCAAATGACAACATGCGTGTGAAAAATCAGGTACTTCAGCTCGGTCTTAACGAGAAAAAGCTTGCCGCCGATCTGTCGAAGATTCGGGCTGAAGTATCTGAAATTATGAGCAGGATTCCCGTTAATAATGCACAGCGGCGGAAAATTATAGCTGATGCGTTTGAGACGGAACTGCTTAATAAATATTACTATAGTAATGGTCAGGTACCTAATCAGTCTGTTACTCGTAGTATTTGGCAGTCCTTTTTGGATGAGGCAAAAGATTCTGATAATATTTTTCATTTTCTTGTGCGATGATTTGTAGTGTTATTGGTCCTACTCAGGTACTTGTACTTTTTTTCTTTTTTGTACTTCTTTTTTTAATTTTCTCGCTCGCGCGCTATTTGTGGCGCAAGAGTTCTTCTAACGATGGCACGTAGACGTCGTGGCCGCCGTCGCGGTCGAAAATTATCTCGTAGTTATAAACTTTCTCGCGGAGGAATCCGTTTATAGTTTCGATGGCTAAAGGTTATCGTAACACGTTGTTTACAAGGGTAAAAACATCAAAGCCCCCTGTAAATAAGTTTGATCTGTCTCACGACAAAATGCTTACGGCTCAGATGGGTAGATTGTGTCCTGTTCTTTGCCAGGAGATGGTGCCCGGAGATCGTTTTCGTGTTCAGTCTGATTTGATGTGTCGGACTGTTCCGCTTGTTTCTCCTGCCTTTGGTTCTTTGAAGGCTTATATTCATTACTTTTTTGTTCCTAATCGTCTTCTTTGGGATCAATGGGAAGATTTTATCACCGGTGGTGAAGATGGAACCGATAGACCTGTCCCGCCGTATGTGCAGTACAATGATCTTGTTTACGATGCTCATACGCGTACCGGTGAGAATTACAATGTAGGTTCCGGTTGTCTTTGGGATTATTTTGGTT